GGCATGCAACTTACCAAATCGATACTCGAACTCCCAAGACAGATACTTGAAAAGATCATAATGCCACATATAGTTATCGTATGATTGCATTGTCCAAATAGTACATGGATGTTTTGCGTGTACTGCCTTATAAATGACATCATCATATTCTGATAATCGATAGTGCTTAACCATCCTCTTACCTGATTTGGATGGAGCGACATACTCCTCGCCATCCAACAAACGATGAGCGGTCGATAACATTTGTGCCGACTCGACTATCATCTTAGGAACATGTTTATCACAGTGCATCTGAGCTGCGATATGTGGATCTTTATCCAGCACAAAGATGTTCATTTTCTTTTGTCCTGATAGAACTTATAACCACTATATATTTCCATTTCACCGTCCTCATCTTCAACTAATCGGATAACTTGATCCTCACGTAACATTTCGATTACTTTCTCCGTTACCCTAGGTATAGCAAACTGGTATCCGGCATGAAAGACTAAACCGAGCAACATCAGTAACATAACTAATGTAAATATATCATACACTGTTTTTCTCCGAAAGTAAACCAATTAAATCATCAAAGTTTGTAAGACAACTATTGATTGCTTGAGGTCTGTACAGATCACCAATATCTTTAGGATAGCAAAAGATAAAGTTTATGTTTGGATTATTCTCAATTACGAAACCAAGATACTTCATTCTGTTTCTTGTATCTTGCAGATTAGCTCTTGTTTCTAATCCATAACATTCTGTACCGTCATAGAGGTTGGACATAGCAATATTTTGATCTATCACAAGAAAGTCAAAACCAAAAACATATATGTGTTTATAGTCTTTCTTAATTGCTTCAAGGATTGCGTTTACACCAGCATTTGATCGCGGCCTTGCAGGGTTCCAACTTTTGTTGACTGCACGTCCCCAATGTAATTCGACCGGTTCCCAGCGTTCATTCTCAGGAGGTATCAGTACGCGTGATGATGGAAAGTCTGATGACTCTATTTCAGTTATGATAGGACTGTCGATAGCAACAAGATAGTCCGGTAAATCGTACTTAGGAATAGATCTTTGAAAATCACGATACAGAGCGTTACATCCAAAGACTGCACCTTTACCTTTGAGTATAGTTAAGTCGAACCCCTGCCGTGACTTACCGTTACCTATTATGAACGCCGTATTCTCTGGATCTATCATCATAATCTACTTTATTCGGTCTCGCCTTTTTTATAATCTTCTTCTTCTTTTTCTTCCACTTTGAGTCATAAGGATCGTCATCCCAGTAATCCTTATCACGTCTGATTGTTTTTCCCATCTGTTTGAACTACCCATGTTGATGCAAGTGATGGCCATGCCTCTTCAAAGAGGCCGCGAGTGATACCTTTATAAGGCATCTTTTTATCCTTAATCGCTATGACGAGCTCAGCATCATCGGGATCAAGAGATTCCAAAAACTGTACGAACTGTGTTTCTCTCTGTAACTGTTTCATATGAGGATACGAACCTGGTTTCAAAAAGATACCAAACTTACGTAGGTTTGCATATAAAGTTGCTTGACAGTCAGCTTCCTTCGGCTGCGGTTTATATGGAGGTTTACCAGTAGGTAGGTCAAACTTTAAGTTTGGATTAAAGCAAAGATCGATTATATTCTCAAGCGCGATATTATGATCCGTGCGCATTGCTTGTACACGTTGCTTTTTAGTTTTTAATTTTGAGATCCTTGCAAGTATCTCAGCAACGCCTTCTTTATAAGCCATGTCAAAACTCCTGTATGCAATCCATTAGGTTCTTCATTCTTTTCTGAATAAAATAATTGAAGATCTTATCTCTGCCATTTAATTTATAAGAATTAAACATTTCGAGCGCTTTACTTTGTACTTCATCAGGAACATAGTCAAGATCCACTAGTTGCTGATTTCGTTTATAACCACGCAGCATCTCTTCATTGCAAAACTCTTCGGGTGACATACCATTCCAAGCATCGATCTTTTTAGAAGCGAGTGGCCGTTGTCTTTTACCTACAATGAATACATCATCAGCAGATAGAAAATTAGGAACCCCATCACCACGATCACCCTTAAGGATGTGTTCATGGATATACCTTGCTGGGTTACTACAATTTACGTACTTCTTCTGCATAGGACTATACTGCTCAACGTTAGCATACTTCTGCAGTTGTACGAAATCTTTATCCGAAGATAGTATAAGTATAGGTTCTGCAGAACCATTCTGAATACCTAAGTGACCGAACTGATGACATAATGTTGCAATGATATCATCTGCCTCTGCACGGTCGATCTGCAGTACCTTATAAGGAAAGTGTTCTTTAAGATCATCGCGTATACCATTCAGTACCTCGAAGATCGTATGCCAGTCAAGACCTGACTTTTCACGATCCTTCTTACGATGAGCTTTGTAGTAAGGAAATATATCTCTACGCCAGTAGTTCTTGTCATCACAACAGATAACAAGTTCACCATACTTTTCTCTAAACTTTCTGCGATATAATCGCAATGAGTTTAGAACCATATGACGTACAAGATCTTCATCGATAGGAACATTCTTGCCACCTATCTGCATCATCAAGTTACTGATCATAACCTGATTTAAATCCACGAGTATCATGTCAACTCTCAATTCTATTCAATATTATATATTCTAATTGACTAGAAGCAAAATGTCAATAAGTTTACTCGTCTTCGAGATCTTCTATTTCTTCTGGTGGATCAGGTAGCATCTCAAGCATATCTTCCATATGCTCTATGAATGGATGATCGATATCTAATGTACCATACAGACACGCTCTTAACGATTCGATGGTATAAGAATAACGAATGATAAAGTTTTCTTCGTATATGTCAAAGCCGTGCAATCCTAGCTTGTTTATAAGCTGTGTACCGTAATGATCAACAACATGATCTACATAATTCTTTTTATTATTCAAAAACTCAGTACTGAGCTCTTCCATATTCCTTGCAGTCGGTACTTTACCGATGTTTGGAAACTTCAGAACATTGTTAGCACTCATCTTGTTGTCACTCTTAATAGTATTGTCTCCGAGTTTATACGTCCGTTAGGTTCGCTTGCCTTACTATTTATATCATCCATCATCTTTTTAAGAATTCTTTTACCACCGTTCAAGACATTAGGTAATACATCGTTTGGTTTCCGTACAGTTTTAGTAACAGAACTTTCAGGATCATAACCTTGTAATGTAGTTCCCTTGATGGATAAACCAGCTGGACCCATTGCATTATATACAGTAAGTCGTCGATACTTGGTATTGAATATCCATAACTGATCAGCACCGACAATATCAGCTGGGTTAATACTTACGAGTTTATATTCCTCGTGTGATTGTTTAAACTTTAGTCTCTTAATCTGTTTCTCTGCAGATACAGGTTTCTTTTTACGAGTCTTACGTACCGTCTTTTGGTTTGCTCCCCAAGTCTCAGCATCTCCGATAATATTAGCAATGAACTCTACGAACCTCTTGACCTCGGCCTTCTTCATATGGTTGTAACCTTCGTTGAGTTGGGGATCTTTACCACCCTGCAACTCTAAAAGCTCCGTCAATAAAGGTTTATAGTATACAGCAATAGCAGTCGACTGTTGTGACTTTACATTATTGCTTTGTAGCCAAGTGTACATCTTAAAGTCAGTCTTGTAGCTCTTAAGCGTAAACCTATCGACCTCTTCTTCTATAGTTCCGATGTAATCAGATATCTGTTCTTTGATTCTTTCCTGTACAGATACGACTGGTTTTTTATCTTTGACTTCTTCCTTCTTTTCTTCCTGTATCGTCTTTGCTTCTTTAATCATTTTATCCAAAGAATCGTTCAGATACTTCAGAGATGATTCAGGAGGCTCAAGCCCACAAGCAATCATTCTTGACATATAAGCTGCTGAAGAATTAATCTTCCAATCCGGTAATCTTTTGATGATGCGGACTTCTTTTTTATCTCTTGGGTAGTTATCAAAAAGAAGCTTAGCTCTTTCCTTTCCGTTATTAAAATAATTATACCAGTTATAAGCGTTGCCAATTCTTGACCGCAGCTCTTCTTCAGATAGATCTTTTTGATCTTCCCACGTTGGTTCGCTACCCATATACTTCTGATCAAGAGTCTTAGGCGTACGTGGAGCTCTCTTTTTAATCTTACCGGATTTTAATAAGCTTGGTCGTCTAGCCATCAGCAAGTCCTTTTAATAAACTAGTCCATTCCGGTATACGAGCATCCCAGGAGTAGTATGCATCGACCCAGAGTTTTTGAAAACGTAACTTTTCATTGTGGTGTTCATCATCATACTGATCTATAATGACTTTAAGTATACTTGCAAATATATTCGCATGCGTATTATGATCTTCGTGGAACTGATACATATTCGCAAAGTTACCGGACGTCTCAGGCAGTGCAGCATAGTTAGGGCATACGATAGCAAGTCCTCCACTCATTGCTTCCAGTAGAGATATACAAGACGTCTCAGGCCAGATGTTAGGGTATGCAAAGATATGAGCTTGCTTGAGATACTCGCGTACAATGCTATTATCAACCGATCCATGATAGGTAATACCAGGATGATCCTTACACCTTTGAAAGAGTTCCTGATACGGTTCATCTCTCTGTGGCCATCCGTATATGTTGAACGATGAGAACACATCGAGATGTATCTTATCCTGATACCCTTGTTCCCATAAATGTTCGAACACCGGTATGAGTAACTCGAGACCACGGTGCGGAGTTGTATGATATATAAGTCGTACGATATCGGTATCTTTTTTATGTTCTTCTATCGGAGTGATTGCATTCTTTAGTACAACCGACTCATGATACGGAATACCATGACCCATATGATATGTCTGAAACTGATAATTGGATACGAACACCAACTTATCAAATCTACTACGAGAGTCTGCTTCTCTTAGATGTTGCGCCTCAGGATCGTCCCATGTATCATGCAGCCATAAAATATTCTTCTTGTCCTCGCTGATATCTCGAACACGAGAACATATGATGTTAAACTGATCAGCAAGATTAGGATCGAGTCTTTCAAGAAGACCCTCCTTCATCATTTCAGTTCCACCGCGTGCAGCAACTACATCGCCGTTTTCATCTACCGTTCCGCTGAACGGATCTTCCATTCCAGTAACTGTAAACTTCATAGCATTACCGTTTGTACACCAATGACTGAGTCAACTCGAAAGGATCGCCATCCTTCTTTCTCAAGATCCCAAACTGGAATAACATTATCTTTAAATGCAGGTTGTTCGTGACGCTCATCCTGTTGCTGTAGTTGACTCTTTACAGAATCAGGAAGACGATCTTCATTCAGAGTACAACGCATCAGACGTTCTTCTCCGTTCACTTTAGTAAAATGTACATCACATACGTTTGTCTTTAGCATAGAAATGATATCAGACTTCTGCACTTGTAGTTCCCTTCATAATAAACTTCTTATTTGGATTTGGCCAAACATCCTTTGCCTTAATACGAATAAAACGCTTGTTGGTCTCATTCGTATTAGGGTTAGGAACGGTAAGCATAACATTCTTACCAGCCGCAAATGCAGCCTGCTTATTCAGCACTACTGCTAGATCGTTTGAAACGTATTCCCGACGAGCTGCATTACGAGCCCACTTAGAAACATTAGGCCGTTGACCTTGACTGACAAAACCTTTGGACTTGCCACCCTTCT